TGAACGCGCGCGTTGAGCGCGGCGCCGAGGCGCAAGCCTTCGATCGGGATCACTGCTGTGATGATCACGACTTGCCCTCCCGTACCTGGCGCCTGATTTTGCGGACCATCGTCAGCCCGCATCCTGCACGTTCGGCAATCACTGTCTCGGTTAGACCGAGCGCGATTAGGCGCAGGATGACCTCGCGCTTACGCTGCTTTTCCATCGACGCTGGGCTCGTCATTCCCACACCCGTACGCTAAGGGCCGGCGCAAGGTCGCCGCCGAAAAGGGCCGCCAGCCGGTCGCAGCAGTAGTCATCGGGGACGGCGCGTTCCTGTTCCCACAGGCAGACCGCTTGGCGCGTCACGCCGCACACGGTGGCGACGTGCGACAAGCTGTAGTTTCTCGCGACCCGCAACGCCGCCAGTCGCTCGCCGTTGAGCCTGATTCGCTTCGGTCCCCTGTACCTGTCGATCACGTCACACCTCGGAAAAAGCGCCCCGACCTTCCGACCGACAGAGCCCGACGACGGAATGTCGTCGGTTTGCCGCGCTCGGGGCCACACGCGGCGGGATGTCACTCGCCCTGCGCGACCTTGCGCCGGGCAAGGAACGCCGGGGCATTCGCCGCAGGCTTCGCCGCAGGCTTCGCCGCAGCGGAACCGCCGACGGTGGGCGCCGCGGGCTTCGGCGCGGTGGGTGCCTGACCGGCGACGGCCTCGCGCCGCTTGATTTTGTTCTTCGCCTCCCACTCGCCCTTGGCTGCCTCGACGTCGACGGCGGCGACGCACTCGCGCTCAAGCATCGGCGCGAGGCTCGACCCGCCCACGCCGTAGGCTGCGAGCATGCGCACGACGTCAGCGCGACCGCGTGCCATGACCTTTCCGTCGGCGTGGGCCACGACGTAGCGCGACCAGATCTTGCGCCCGCGGTACTGCGACTCGTCGTCGCAGATCGTCTCTTCGATGCTCGCCATGATCGTCGTCGGGTTGTTCTTCGACGGCGCCACCTTCGCCGACGTGCACGTCACGCGGTACCGGCCTGGCGGCAAGAGATCGAAGGACGGCGCCTCGACCGTTGCGGTGTCGAACCCAAGATCCATGTCGTCGGTGCCATTGTTGTCGTCGTTCCAGTCGCTCACGTCGTACCTCTGTCGTGTTGGCGCGTGCCTATCTCGCGCGTTCGGCTGGTGGCCCGTGACGTGGGCCAGTCGTTCAACCCGTGATCTTCGCGACGACCGCGCCCAAGTCGGCCGGTTCGTACGCGTCAAGCTTGCCGCTGCGGTCCTTCGCTACCGACTTCCCGTCGGTGGCGGTCAGCAAGTAGCGGCTCGCCACCTTGCCCCCGCTCCCGTCGTCCTCGTCGATGACGACAAGGCGAAAGACCTCGTCGAAGAGATAGGGCAGCGCCTCGCCAAGTTTGGCGCCTGGCATGCCGATGCTGTGGCTGACCCTGCTCGTCGCCTCGTCCTTCGTGCTCGCCAACTTCGCGGAGAAGTACACGCCGCAGGAAAGGTCGCGGAAGGCGCGCATGATCTTGACCATCTCGTCGGACAAGGCGCCGTACGCCTGTCGCGGATCCTTGGTCTTCGCCTTCTCGCTCGACAGCACGACTTCTGCGATCTCGCTCACGCTGTCGAGCACGACCCACGCGTAGCCGTGGTCGCCAGCGCGCAGTTCGGCGTAGACGGCGCGCAGGGCTTCGATGGAGGTCACCTCGACCACGTCGGCGTCGATGTCGGCGCCTGCGAGGGACAGCAGCCCGGCTTCCGCGGAGATGATCAGGATCTTCCCGGTGAGCGACGCGATCAGCGTGGTCTTACCGACGCCAGCGTTTCCGTACACGAGGATCTTTGGTGCGCGGGCATCAATCGCCTCGCGCAGACGAATCTTGAGCGACTGCATGTCAGCCTCCGATCTGGGCAAAGTAGATGTCGACGGGGATGCCGCGTCGGACGGCCTCTCGCATGATGGCGCGACGAAAAGCGGGGCGGAGTGTGGTCCACGACATGATGTGATCTCCCTGTGTTGCTGTGTGTGTCGGTGCTCAGATGCGGGCGGCGAGGGCGACGGCGTCACGCTCGGCGGCGTCGACGGCGAATGCCGGGCGGACTGTGTCGCACTCGGCGACAATGCGGCCGTTGCGGGCGACGAGCGCGCCGTGGCACGTCGTGGCGCCGCGGATGATGCGGATGCGGAGGGTCTTGCCGGACTTCGTGGTGATGGTCGTGGTCTGCATGTCTGCGTCTCCCTGCTTTGCGGCATCGCCGCGTTGGTGAAGTCATCCTAGCGGTGATCTGTTGCCGTGTCAAGCGCTCGCTTGACGAAAATGCAGATCAAGGCTAAGGTGGCGTCACAACGCGGCGCGGGATGGATCTGCGCGTGATCGGGAGGTGATCGGGTGAAGCTACGGGACTACCAACAAGCCGCGGTCGACGCGGTGCTCAAGTATTGGGAGCGCGGCGGAATGCACCCGCTCGTCGAGGTGCCCACGGGCGGGGGCAAATCTGCGATCCTCGGCGAGCTTGCCCGCGTCGTCGTGCAGGACTGCGGCGGGCGTGTGGTGATCGCCACGCATCGCGCCGAGTTGATCGAGCAGGACGCCGCGGCGTGTCGGTGGATCTGGGGGGAGCGTGCTCCGGTGGCGATCTGGTCCGCGTCGCTGGGCCAGCGAGGCACAGCACCGATCACCGTCTGCGGCGTGCAGACCGTGGCGAAGAAGGCGCGCGACTTGGGCGTGGTCGACGTGCTGATTGTCGACGAGGCGCACCTCATCCCCCCGGATGGGGACGGGCAGTATCAGACGCTCGTGCGTGGCCTGCGCGAGATCAATCCCGCGCTACGGGTCGTGGGGCTGACTGCCACGCCGTACAGGCTGTCACAGGGCTACCTTACCCAAGGCGACGGGGCGCTATTCACGTCGATCGCCTACCGTGTCGACGTGGCGAGCCTGATTGCGCAGGGGTATCTCGCGCCGCTGGTGACGGGTGCGGTCGGGGCGCAGATCGACACCGACGCCCTGTCCGTGCGGGCGGGGGAATTCGCCGCGCGAGACCTCGAGCTTGCCGCGGACGTGGCCACCGTGACCGAGCGCGTGGCCGATGACGTCACGGCGGCGCTCGACAGTGGGCGCACGTCGGCGTTGCTTTTCGCGTGCAGCGTGCAGCACGCGCACCATCTGGCCGCGGCGGTGCAGGCCCGAGGACGTGAGGCGCTTGTCATCACGGGCGACACCGAGCCTGTGGTGCGATCTGCGATCATCGGTCGTTTCCGTCGGCGTGCCCTGCCGTGCCTCGTCTCCTGCGACGTGCTGACGACGGGATTCGATGCGCCCGTCGTCGACGTGCTCGCGATAGTGCGCGCCACCTTGTCGCCGTCGCTGTACGTCCAAATTGTCGGGCGCGGAATGCGCCCCGCCGAAGGGAAGACCGACTGTCTGGTGCTTGACTACGGCGGGAACATCGCAAGGCACGGTCCCGTCGACGAGGTCAGGATCAAGCCCAAGACGGGCAAGGGTGGCGGCGAGGCGCCCGTGAAGACGTGCGCCAACTGTGCCGCCGAGCAACCGGCGTCGGCGCGGATGTGTAGCGAGTGTGATTGCGAGTTTCGCCCACCGGAGAAGCGGGCGAACGAGCAGGCGTCGTCTCTGCCCGTGCTGTCGACAGGAGCGATTGACGGCAGGCGCGCCACGTCGGCGAGGCACGCGGTGGGGAACGTGGAATTCTTCGTCCACAAGAAGCGCACGGGTGGCGGGCCACCTACGGTGCGCGTCGACTACTACGCGGCCGAGCCGCCGGATGCGTCGTCGGCGTGGGTGCCGACGAAGATCGCAAGCGAGTGGATCTGCGTCGAGCACGAGGGCTTCGCCGCCGCGAAAGCCTCGACGTGGTGGGCGCGGCACGTCGGGACGAAGATGCCTTCGACGGTGGCCGAAGCCGTCGAGCGACTGAAAGCGGGCGAGATGCGGCGCGTGGTGTCGATTGAGACCAAGCCCGATGGCGACTACACGCGCGTCGTGCGGCTAGTGCAGGAGGCAGGGCGGCAGCCTGGCGCAGATGACGACGCGGGCGATGCGCCTGCGACGACGGAGACGGAAAAGCTAGCCGACCCGTTCAATGGCGACGATCTGCCCTTCTGAAAAGAAAAAAGCCCGGCGTGAGCCGGGCGCATCGACGAGGGAGAGACGGCGACGCGTGACGAGCATAGCGCATGGCGTGACAGCCGCAAGGGTGCGCGGTAGGATGCGATTCGGAAGCGGTGGGGACGCCGCAAGGAGGATAGGTGAAAATCAGCGAATTCAAGAACGCGAAGGCCGTTCGGCCTGAGCTTGTCTCTATTTCCGTCGACGACTTTGAGGCGCGCTGCCGTGCGTTCGTCGAAAAGCCCTTGGTGCGGTCGCCCGTCGAGGACGAGGTCAAAGATCGACCGGGCGAGGCGGAAAACATCTACCGGCACGCCGAGACAAAAGAGCGTGGCGCGGCGTTCGCCCCTGTCGTGCTCAAGGCAGGCACGACGCGCAAGGCAGCCAACGTGGTCGAGGTCCACGCATTCGTCGCCGACCTCGACGACGTAGGCGACGACGTGGTGGATGGCATCCTGCGCACACTGGAATCGGCTGGGGTGCGGCACTGGGGCTGGACCACGTTCGGGCATGGCTGGAAGCACCCGCGCGGCGCATGGCGCATCGTGGTGCCTTTTGCGGCGCCCGTCGTCGTCGAGGATACGCCCGGCCTGTGGTTGGCCGTCTGGTCGCGCATCGGCGAGGCGCTCTTTCGTGGTGCCGTCGACGGCTCGACGAAAGACGCCTGCCGGCTGCACTTCTACGCAGGCGCGCCGCTGATCGTGGGCACACTTGAGCGCGGTTGGTGGGAGAATGACGCGCCGCTGTGGACCTCCGGCGGCGTCGAGGTGCTCGACCCGACGGCAATCGTCGAGGACGCGCGCGCGAGCCTTGCCGCGACGGTGGCGGCGAACGCAGCGCGACCGAAGACGTCAATCGCAGCGGAGGCGATGACCGAGGCCGAAGCCGTGCGCCAGTGGGGCGCGGCGACGCTCGCGCGCGAGCTTGGCAAGCTCGGCGCCGTGCCCGACAAACAAAAGCACGACGCGCTGCTGCGCACGGCGCGCCTGCTCGGTGGATACGTCCCCCACGCGCTGTCAGAGGGCGAGGTTTTTTCCTCGCTCGTGGGCGTGCTGGGCGTGTGGCGGGCGCAGGGAAAAAGGGTGGGGCCGCAGGCGAAAGACGAGGCCACGATCCGCGACGGGATCAACCACGGCAAGGGCGATCCGATCTGGCCGAAGTCGCGCGAGCTTGACCGCTACCTCTACACGCTCGACGACGTCGACGAAGAGATCCTCGCGCGCGTCAACGAGTGGGCCGATAGGGCGGCGGCGGGAGAAGATGTCAACGCGGACGACGTCGAGGGCGAGGACGTCAACGACGCCGAGGGCGAGGACGAAAAGAAAACCCCGGCGGGGGACGACGCCGGGGTCAGGTTGCGTCTTGTCCAAGGAGGACCGGACACGGCGCGAACGGTGGAAAAGGTATCACCCGACATCGTGGCGGACAAGCTATGGGCGCGCTTTGCGGCACTTCCGGGGATACCGGGGCTTTTTGCGCGCGAGATGGAAGCGCGCGTCGACTATCGACAGCCTGGATTGATGCTCGGCGGCGGGCTCGCGCTTTGCTCGATTCTCGGCATGCGTCGATTCGTCTTCGAGGGCCTGACGTCTGGCATCGTGGTGTGCTCCGTAGCAGGCACGTCGACGGGCAAGGGCGCGCCGCAGGATCTCGTTGTCGCGGTGCTGAAGCAGACATGGGGCGCCATTCTTGGACCCGATGATTTCGTGTCGTCGGCGTCTTTCCTCGCCGGGCTCGAAGAGGCGGTCAAGGCGCAGATCGGGCAAGCCTACGTCGTCGACGAATACGGGCCGCAATTGAAAGTGATGCTGAACGACCACAACGTCGCGATGGGCGCACTGCGCGGCGCGTTGCTCAAGATCACGTCGGCGAACACGAAGACGCTGTCTTTCGCGAAGCCGCAGGGGCAGGGCGGCGGAAAGCGCGAGATGATTGCGCCCACGATTGTGCTCTACGGGTCGACGACGCCGGAGGCGTTGCATGATGCGCTGTCATCGCTGTCGACGCGCGATGGATACATGGGCCGGCATGTGTGGTTCACCGATCTATCGGTGCTGCCGCGATTCAATCGCGCGGTGAAGCGCGGGCCGATCGATCCGGCGTTGGTGGCTGCGGTCGACAAGGCGCGCGAAGCGCACCAAGCGTGGATCTCGCGTGTGCCGTCCGATGGCGTGTCACTGTACGTCCCCGACGAAGTCACGATCGATCCGGCGGCGGCTGAATTCCTGCTCAACTTTCGCGAGGCATGCGACGAACGGCGGCGGAAGCAGACCGACGAGATGGTCGAGGGCAGCACGGGCCGCACGGCGGAGCAAGCGAAGCGCATCGCGCTTGCGCTTGCCGTCGCCAGCGACACGCGCGGCGGCATCCCACGGATCGATCTCACGATCATCCGGCTGGCCTGCGACATCGCGGAGCACAGCGCGACCGTGATCGAAAAGCACCTGGCGTCGCAGGCGGGAGGCGCCGACCCGTGGGAACGCAAGGTAGCGAAGGTGCGCCGCGCGGTGGCGCGCCTGAGCGACCGCGGCGAGGCGTTGACGCGGTCAAACCTCATGCGGTCGGCCAACCTCGGCGCCGACGGCGTGCAAGACGTGCTGATCTTCTGGAAGGAGAGCGGGCAAGAGGAGCGGTACGGCACGGCTGGCTTGCTCAAGGTGAAGACGAAGGCGCCGGCCGGGGCGAGGGACGGTGAGGGATGAGCGCCACGATGTCGCCCGATCAACGGCGGGCATACGATGGGATCTTGGCGTGGTCGATCGACAAGGGCAGCGACGAAGACGCCACGCTTGCGGGCTATGCCGGGTGTGGAAAGACGTTCACGCTTGCGCAAGTGGCGCAGGAGTGGCGGCGACGCGGCGTGCGCGTGGCGTGGGTGGCACCGACCGGAAAGGCGGCGCTCGTGCTACGCGACACGCTGGCGCGCTACGGCGTCGACGCCGAAGTGTCGACGATCCATCGGGCATTTCTTCATCCGGTCAAGGACGATGAAGGCAAGTTGCGATGGAGGCAAAAGGTTGACGCGGATGTGCCCGATGTCGTCGTCGTCGACGAGGCGTCGATGCTCACAGAAGACGTCTGGTTGCTCGTCAAGGCGCGCGCGGCCGGCGCAAAGTTTCTTTACGTTGGGGACCATTTCCAGCTTCCCGCAATCGGCAGAAGCGCGGGCGTCATGGCGCATCCGACGTGGAAGCTTGAGACAATTCACCGTCAAGAAGAAGAAAGCCCGATCCTGCGCTTTGCGTCGCTTGTCCGCACCGACTCAATCGGCGCGGCGCTGTCCTACGCCATGAGTCTCGGTGGCGAACCAGAAAGCTCGGCGCCGCTGGTTTGCCTTCGCGGCGGGCAGATGCATGCCAAAGGGTCCGAAGCGGCCGTGCGCTGGACCTACGGCGACGGCGACGGGATGATCATAGTCGGGACGAATCGGCAGCGCGTGCACATCAACCGGCTTGCGCGGCGCGTATTGCGGGCCAGCGGGCGCGATGACGTCATGCCCGAAGCGGGCGACGTGATGATGGTTTTGATGAACAGCCCGAAGCATGGCGTGGTCAACGGCGAGCTTGTGCGCGTGGATCGGTTTCGCGACTTCGATCCTGGTCACGTTTGCGTGGTTAGCTATGCACGAACACCGCTGGCGCTCGTCGACGAAACCGACAAAGCGGTGCTCGACAACTACAGAGATCAGATCATCGAAGACGACCGCATGGCCATGCGGCTACGCGCGGCGGGCACGCCGCCTGGATGGGATGACTGCAAGAAGCGCGACGACCTGATCATGACCTACGGGTGGGCGCTGACGTGCCACAAGTCGCAGGGATCACAGGCCCGGCGGGTGCTCGTCGACCATGACCGCATTATCGGCAAGACCGACGAGGAGCAGCGACGGTGGCTCTACACCGCAGCGACGCGGGCGCAGGCTTGTCTGCGCCTTGTGCGCGGCCTGCGGGCGTGGTAGAATGCTCGCCATGTGTCCCCTCCTCATGCCTAAGACTGTTGTCAAGGGCGAAGATTGTCGGCGGTCCTCACCCCAGTAGGGGGTGCGGCAAAAAACCGCCTTCATCTTCATATGGGGGGTACATGTTGGTGGCGGGGTATAACCCCCACTATGAATATGAAGAATTTTCTTCTTGGATATATCCGAGAGGGTAGGTCTTTTTTTCAACCTGAGATCAAGTAGAAAAGACGCCCTCTTGCCCGGCCTGCGCGCCCTCGGGCGCAGCTTGCCGGCCACGCTGTGCAGCCCGTGGCGCATTCTGGCGTGCGCTGGCCTGCGGGACGGGCAAGCGGGCAGGTGGGCGGCTGGCGGGGCCTGCGGGGCGGCTGGCGCGCCCTCCCGGTGATCCCTGGTCACGCCCGCGTGCCTTGCGTGATCTGCAAGGCAAAACGTTTTGCTTTAGCGCCTGATCTGCTCTTTCGTGGCTTTGCATAGACGCGCGGCGCACTGGAAGCAGGCACCATGGCTCTGGTGCTCAACGCCGCAGCGAAGGTGCGAGCGGAAGCGGAAGCAGCGCACGAAGCAAGCTTGACGAGCGAAAACGAGCTGCGCGCTGCGGCACTTGAAGTTCGCAGGCTCACAAGGGTCTGACTTGCGCGCTACGCAGCGCCGCGCTACACCTCGACGGCAAGCGCGGTTCACGGATGGCGGCGGGGGCATGGTGCCCCCGTCGTCGTTTGTGGTAGGCTGGTTTTCAGGTCAACGAAAAACAAGGAACGTGCCAGCGTGGCTTTCGTCAAAGGCAAATCCGGCAATCCCGGCGGTCGGCCGAAGCTTCCGGCTGGCGTGATGACGCGCGCCGAAGCCCTCGCGGCGTTCGCCTCGCTTGTGCCCGACGCGTTCGAGGCGCTGCGGGGGTGCCTGAAAAGCGACGACGAGAAGGTGCGCCTTCGGGCCGCCGAGCTTGTCCTTGAGCGTCACTTGGGCAAGGTCGCCGAGGCGCAGCCGGTGCAGGATGACGCGGGCAAGGTCGACACGGTTGATTTTGTGCCGGCGGTCGTGACGACGACGGCGGCGGAATGAGGCAGCCTGTCGAAGACGGGATCGGGACCATCGTGCGCGGCGACGTGGTCGTGCTCGTGCTCGGGTCGACGCGCACCGAGATGAGCGCCGATGCCGCGCGCGCGGTGGCGACGCTGCTGCTGACGAGCGCGGACCTCGCCGAGGGGCACGAGGCCAGCGAGGTCGACGCAGACGAGCCGACGACCTACGACCGAGGCGATGCGTGACTGCCCGTGGCGTCGCGCAATTCGGTCAGCGGCACCTCGAGGTGCTGGCCGACCGAGGGCCGGGCATCCGCGTGGTGTCGGGCGGGTATGGATCGGGCAAGACCAGCCTGGGCGTGGCGTTTTTGCTTGACTTGGGGTTGCGCGAGGGCCACGCGGGCCCGATCCTCGGGTGTGAGCCGACCTATCCGATGGTCCGCGACGTGATGGAACGGTCGATCGCGGAGAACCTTGACCGCTGGGGCGTTCCCTATCGGCACTGGAAGCAGGCCCACATTTTCGAGGTGGGCAGGGCGCGCAAGTTTGAGGTGTGGTGCCGCAGCCTCGACAGGCCGCGCTCGACGGAAGGGATCAACGCCGTCGGGGCGTGGATCGACGAATGGGAGCTTTGCGACGTCGAGGCGCTTGTACCCGCCATGCAGCGCGTGCGCGTAGGTGGCGCACTGGAGACGCTGCTCACCGGCACGCCCGAGGGCTACGGCCCGGCGTACGAGCTCGTGCTGGCGAAGCCGGCGCCGACGACGCGGGCGTACATCATCCGCACGCGCGACAACCCGTTCCTGCCGCCGTCGTACATCGACGACAGCCGCGCGCGCTTGGGCACCGACGAGGCCATCGCCGAAAAACTGGAAGGCCAGCGCACCGCGCGTGGTGGGCGGGTCTATGCCCGGTTCGCCCGGCAGACGCACGCCGTCGCGCCCGCGGTGGTCAAGCCTGGACGCGGGCGCCTCGCCGTCGGCTGTGACTTCAACGTGCGCGCGATGCAGTGGATCATCGCCGAGATCGACGACGAGCGCCGCGTTGCCCACGTCGTGGGTGAAGTGATCAAAGACGGCGGGACGACGACAGACGAGCACGCCGAGCGCGTGGCCGCGTGGATCGGGCGCTACATGGAGCGCACGCGCGGGCGGCGGTACTCGCGCGACGAAATCGCCAAGATGAAGATCAGCGCCTACGTCGACGCATCAGGCACCGCGCTCAAGTCGACGTCGTCGCTGTCCGATGTCCACCTGCTGCTACAGGCGGGATTCCGCCCTGTGCATGGCAGCCGCAACCCGCCCGTGCGCGACCGCGTCAACACCCTGAACGTGCTCTTTCGTGACCGGCGGATCACCGTCGACGGCGACACCTGCCCGACCTTGGTCAAGGCGCTTGAAACGCAGGCCTACGACCGCAGTGGCGAGCCGGAGAAGAAGACCGGCGCGGCCGACGTGTCGCACATCGTCGACGCGCTCGGGTACCTGGCGCACTGGCAGTGGCCCGTCGACCGGCCGGGCGCGTCGTCGACGGTGCGTGCGTCGACCGCGCTCGACGAGTGGGGCGCCGTCGGCTGAGGTGGACGGTAAGTTTGGAAATTCCATGCTTACGGGCTGCGCTTACATAAGCGCCCCGGCGTGGTAGTGTGGGCGCATGATTCCCTTGACTTCCGCCGCTAGCGACGCCGTCATCGCACAGATCCGCAAGGACGCGGGGGTGTGGTCGCCCGACCAGCTGCGCGACCTGCTGACCGTCGGACGACGTCAGCGGCCGTCGGACTACGACAGCGTCATCAAGGGCCTCGCCATCCGGTACAGCGGCGACCAGCAGAGTGTGGTCAGGCAAGCCCTGCGCCGTGCGTATCCGCGCACGGGCGAGCGGATGCCGATCGATCCGGTCAATTGGCTGCGCTTCTTCGCAAGGCAGGACAGCGGGGTCTACACCACCCCGGCGCAGCGGTCCCTCGTCGACGATGATGGAGCACCACTGCCGGCGGACGACCCTCGGGCCGAGGAATTCGCCGACGCCCTCGACGAAATGGGCATCGACGTCATGCTGCCTGAGGTCGAGCGCCGCGCCGCGACGGGTGCGCGGGCTGCTGCGATCGTCGTCGGGTATCGACAGATCGCAGGCGAGGACGACGGGCGGATGGTCGCCCACGTCTATTGGCCCCACGACGTCGTGACCATCACGCACTCGTCTGCCCCCGACGACGTCAACGCACTTTGGTTCGTCGCGCTTCGACAGGCGACGGAGACGGGCGCGTCGGAGCAGTGGTGGGTGTGGTCGCGCGAATTCGTCGAGGACGAGATGGGCAACCTCGTCTCGTTCGGCGCGTGGTCGCATCGGCGCGTCAGCGAGGACGGGCACAAGGCGACGGCGTCGGAGGCATACGAGGGGCGCCTGCCCGTCGCCTTCCTGCGCACCGAGGCGCCGCAGGGCGGATTCTGGCCCGACCCCGATCGCGATGCCTCGGTCAACGTCGACACGCTGAACGTGGCGCGTTCCAATCGGCAGCACGTCGTCAATCTGCAAGCGCACGCACAGGCCGTCTATTCGGGCACCATGCGCGAGACGAGCGAGCTTGTCGGCGGCCCCGACGCCGTGCTGCACATCGCCTCGGGCGAGTCGCTGCAATACCTCACGCCGTCGGCAGACCATGCCGCGATCGAGGCAAGCGCCTCGCGCGACCTGTCGGAGCTTGGCGTCAGCCGCGGCAATAGCCCCGACGCCTACGCTGTCGAGCCTGGCGCCCCGCAGTCGGGCGTGTCGAGATTGATCGCGAACGCGCCGCACGACCAGCGCATCGCCGAGATGCGTCCGATCTTCCAGCGATTCGAGGAACAGCAACTCTTGCCGATCGTTCTCGACGTGCTCGCGCGGTTCGATCCCGATGCGCCCGCGTCATTCGATGGCGTCTATCCGTCGGTGACGTTGGGCACGGCCAAGGTGTTTGAGGACGACGCGGCGCGAACGCAGCGCACGCTTGACCTGCTGGCGGCCAAGGTCATCGACGAGGCCGATGCGCGGGTGATGTTGGGCCTGTCGGCGACGCGAGACGAGGCCGTTGCCTACCTCGGGCAGCGTGTCGCCGAGGCCCCGCCCGCCGTGCGTCTCGCTGGCGTGGGCGTCAGCGGCTCGCCTTTTACGTCGACGCGCGAAACCAGCGCGGGCGCGGCGGTCACTGAGGACGAGGAATGAGCGGCGCCGACGCGGCCGGGCCCATCGCCGATGCCGCGATCGGCGACTTGCGCGCACTCGCCGACGCGCTTGAGCGCGACATGCTGCGCGCCATGCTGCGGCTCAACACCGAATCGGGCGAGGACAGTCTTGTGCGCCGGCAGGGGCAGACGGCCGTTGCGGTCTATCGGCAGGTCGAGGACAGGTTGCGTCTCGCAGGCGATGACGTGGCGCAACGTGCAGGCGCACGCGCTGTCGAGGCCGTCGCCGCGGTGGCGGGTGTGCCCCCTGCGTCGCTGCCGCTAAGTGTGCGCGAAGAACTCGACATGATCGTCAACGGGCAAACCGACGACGTCGCCGCGATTTTCAACGAGGCTGCGGGCGTCATCCGCCAAGGGATCGCGCGCGGCATCGCCTCGGGCGGCAGCCTTGGCGACGTCGTCGCCGACGTGGCGGATCTGCTGGATACGACGTGGCGGCGCGCGCAGGCTGCCGTTGACGCCGCGGTGATGGCCGCGGGCCGTCGCGCGGTCATGGCGGCCGCCGCTGAGATCGGTCATGAATTCGATCTGGTCTATGTCTATGTCGGACCCAAGGATGGGAAGAATCGGCCCTTCTGCGCGAAGTGGGTAGGCAAGGCGGCAACGGAGCCCGCGCGCCTGGACAACGAGCAGGGCCTACCCGTCGACGACTTCTGCGGAGGCTACAATTGCAGGCATTCATGGGCGCCCACGCTCGTCGAGGAAGCCTTGCGCGAGGGCTATCGCATCTACGATACGTCCGCAGGCGGCGACGGTGTCGACGTCACTGAAAGCCTGCGCCAACAAGCCGAGGTGGAATGATGGGCATCAAAGTCACCCGCCGCGGGCAGCAACTCACCTTCAGCGGTGAGCGCATCGCAAAGACAATCGCCGGCCTTGTGCCCGGCATGATTCTGGAGCGGACGAACAAGGGCATTGATGCCAACGGGCAGCAATTCGCGCCTTACAGCAAGCGACACCTGCAATTCCTGCGGCGCGGCGGCGAGGATACGAAGGTTGACCTTCGCCTGTCGGGCGGGCTTATGAATTCGATCAAGGCACGCAGCATTGAGATCCTAAAGGAATCCGTGCGTGTCGTCGTGGCTCCCGATGCCGGCACGTCGCCGGTGTGGGCGCCGAAAGCCGGCGGGGAAAAGCGGTATGCGCGAGCCGAGCGCAAATTCAAGCGGCTGTCTGACGCGGGCGATTACTCCACACACGTCGCCGGGCGGCAGATGTCACGCGCCTACCGGATGCAGCGCACGGGCAAGCAATCGCCGCCGCACAACGTCGTCGGGTACTGGCTGCACCACGGCACGCCGACGATGAAGGCGCGGCCGTTTATGGGGCTCACCGACGAGCAGTGGCGCACACTGCGGGCGGCAATCGCCAAGGTGATGTGGAAGTGACGTCGTGCGTTGCGCTTACATAACCAGTCAAGTAGGATCGATGACATGACGACCACCACCGCCCCCGAGGGCGCGCCTTCCGCACCCGCGCCGGCCGATGCCGGCACCAACGCCGCGCCGGCCGACGCCGTCGAGGACCTTGCCGCACTCCGCGCCGCTGCCGCCGAATTGGCCGCGCTGAAGGCCGAGGGCGCCGCCGCGCGCAAGGCCGATAGGGACGCGCGCAAGCGTGCGCAGGAGGAGGCAGAGAAGGCCGGCGAGCTCGCCAAGGCCCTCGACGCGGCGAAGTCTCGCCTCGCCGAGCTCGAGGCCGTCGAGCCCCTGGCGCAGCGGTGGCGTGCGCACGAGGAGAGCGAGGCCAAGCGCCTGGACGCCGAGGCCGCCGCGCTGCCCGAGGCCGTGCGTGCGCTGTACGCCGACGCGCAAGGGATCGACGCGAAATCGAAGGTCCTTGCCGCTTTTCGCGCCGCGGGTGCGCCACCCGCGGCGACAAAGACTGTGGGCACTGCTCCTGCGATCGGTGCGCCGCCATCCGTGACCGCCGTTGACGTCGAGGCGGCCCTTGCCGATCCGACGGGCAAGAAGCTCGCCGAGATCAAGGCCCG